CCAAGTCCAGACCTTGGCCCTCCACCAGCCTGAGGGCCTCGTGCAGAGGCAGGATCCCCAGTTGATCTCCCTGCGGCCCGATGACCCGAACTTCACGGGCACGAATTTGCTGATTGATTCTAGCTTCCTTGTCTATGAGCATCACGTCTTGAGTCTTAAAGGTACTGTAAGCAATAAAAGCCAATATACCGACAAGAGCCAAGTTTATAGCCCAAGACAATACTTTCTCTCTCTTTGGCAAATTCATTTTATTTATCACCCCCCTTCAAACGAAAAGTGCTACTTATTTGCCTTATAAAAAGCCTCTGCAAAGCCTCTTGGTGTGATTGCTCTTTTGTCGGCTTGCTTACTACCTGTTAAATCGCTGATACTCGGTAGTTTTCTACTATTGGTTGACATAAGTTTCTGCTCCTCTGCTGTTAATTTTATTGGTCTTTTTGTCGGGATATTATAGTAACCCCAAAGGTCAGTTCTCTTTGTATATCTTTCACCAAAGTCTGTCGGGTGGAAAGTAAAAGGTGGCTTACCTAGAAATTGCCGGAGATAACCTGTTGGATTCTCTAAAGCCCAAAACTTTAATTCCGTACGTTTACGAACCTCCCAAATTATTTCTAAACATTTTTCAACTAATATCATACCCTCGTTAAAATCTCTTGGCTTTTTTGCTCTAGTTCTAGCTAAACTAAACATTGTGCAAGGCGGGGCTGCTAAAATTCCGTAAATATCTTTTGTGAAATAAATTAACTGACCTCTCCCGTTTATTATTAACTGTCTATCGGTAAACTCTATATCCATAACATCGTGGTCAGGCAAGGTAACATTTATTACCTCATACCCAGCTTCTTTGTAAGGTGCTGACCAAGCTCCTGTACCACCACAAAGGTCAAGAATTATCTTTTTCATACAAACAAACCAAGCAAAATCCAAAGTAATATATAAGTAATTGCTATAGATAAACTAAGGAATAATATCAATGGTTTCATTTTATTCTGCTTCGTTCGGTTCTTCCTAAATATACGTGCAAAGCCGCCTCTCTAAGAGATTGCCTTTCATCATTGGTAGAACCATGAAACGTGTCCATCCACTCCTCGTAGAGTTCTTCATAAGTTTCTGCCAGCGTTAGTTTCTGTTTTCGATGTTTCATATACAACCACGCCCTTGCTGATATTCCATGCAAATATTTCCGTTTATGGAACTGAGCAGTAATATAAATATAATAAATAGAACTAATCCAGTAATAACAATAAGCCTGTTTCTTTTAACCCAAGACTTTAAATCTTTAAAAGTTTCTATTGGCGGGTTTATTAAGTGATCTTGATTTGAATAATCTTTCATATATTTTATCCCCAGATATGATAGCGTCTAAAAGCCAGTTTATACACCAACGCTGCCGCTAATTTAGATTTCCAGTAACCCAAATGTACAGTTTTACTATTTACTCTGATCTCGGCACGCCATTTTTTGCCAATTTGTCTTACCCCTCTAATTCCAGAATCTGCCAATCTCATCCTTTCTCTAGTTTGCAGCCTATCCTTTTTGGCGTGACATTTAACACACATAGTTTGTAAGTTGTCCAAATGATGATTTTTTTCTGTAGAATACCTACCTCGTCCATCAATATGATCGACTGTAATATCTCTACCCCATTTAGCTTGGTGCTGTTTTCTTGTCATTCCGCATCTAACGCAACACTGCTTATCTCGTTGGATGGCTATTTCCCGAAACCCACCGAAATGTTGTCTGTAACTGTACTCTCGTAGGTATTTCTTCTGTTTCTCTAACATATACCCTTTCTCATCTAATCGCCAGGCTTAACTGCCTAAGTGACAGGCTTAGGCTTATACCATTATACTTGGTGTGTCTCCAAGAGGCTTCAGCCTGGGAATTAAAAGACAAATGATTTTTAAAGTATTCTTCACCTCGTTCTGAGTAAACTATTTCAACCTAGTAAACATAGTATAACACAAGAACCACGTATTGTCAAACTCCTTATATATTAAGTGTATCATCTCACTATGTTCGATATAAACGCTTCACTACTCATTTAGTGTAAACATCTAAATATGGTAGAATAAGGATATGCCAAGAATACGTGCAAAACTAACTCCAAAACAACGACACTTTGTCAAAGAATATGCAACACTCGGTAGTGCGACCGACGCTGCTTTATTATCTTACAATACTAAAAGTAGAAATAATGCTAGAAATATAGCCTACGATAATTTATCTAAACCAGAAATAAAGAATGAGCTTGAAGTGGTATTTAGAAAACTAGGCTATGACAGTGATTATATAGCTAGTAAACTGAATAAAGTAATAGAGAAGGGAGTAGAAGAGAAACCAACTGCTGCTGACGCTTTGAGAGGGCTAGAAACTATGATTAAAGTCTTTGATTATTATCCTACTCAAAAGAGGGCCAATCTTAATGTAAATATAAATCCATATGAGAACCTATCATATAAGGAGATAATATCAGAGCTAAGGAAGACTAGAGAGGCTACAGAGAAGCTCCTCAAGGACATAGAATAACAGCCTATATATAATAGATACTCAGGTTTGAAGCTAAAGTATAGAGTATAACTCTTATTATACCCAGTCATAGGTATAAACTAAGGCTACAGGTACGAACCCCCATAGCACCCCTTTCATATTTAAATAGTACTGTATAAGCAAATATTAAATAAGACATAAATTTCTAAAACTTTTTTTATTTACGAAGGGGACTCAAAAGCTAAACGCAGCGCAGAATAATTTCTAGGGGGTATTTTACTAATCGTTAAATAAACCTTGATTTATTATTAACTTATCGTTAATATATTAACTAATGGTTAATTGTAGCTTCTGTGATAAAGAATTGGATAGGAAAGTGTTTTGTAGTAACTCTCACAAGGTGATGTTTCATTTGAAAAAAGAAGTCCTTAAGGAGACTACCCGATACATAAAAGAAAATTACGATGTAGAACCGAAGAGGTGTGAACACGGAATGATGAAACGTCTTTGTAAGAAATGTATGTTCAAGAAGAATACTTGACAAAAAACCACTCGGTTGTTAGAGTGGTTTTAAGTAGTTTTGCAAAACACAATATTTTTTTCTGTCCCGTTTTCGTACATTAAAAACGGTGGTTTTCTAATGCCATAATATACAATCCAAGTAGCAATGTCAACCCCTATGGGAAATTTGCGGTAAAAGTTTCTCCCCACCACCCCTCTTCAAAATTCACTCAAGGTCTAAAGACCTTTCGTGCAAGAGGGTAAACCCTTTAAGGTTAATAATTAAGCAAAAAGAAAAGAAAAACTACTAAAAAGAAAAGAAAAAAGTTTGTATGATATACTTTAGGGGTGAAAGAAAAGAAAGTTTCTTTAAACGGTTTAACTAAATTAGAAGCCGAAAAACAAAGTAAAAAAACGGCGGCTGAACTTGAAGAAGAAATTGATGTTTTAGGTCAAGAATCTGAAGTTAAAGCGTCTAAGTGGGTCAAAGAAAAGGGAAAAGAGGCTGATAAGGAAACCAAGCGAGTTGTTGGTGACACCTTAGAAACCTTAGAGGGAAAGAATAGATTTAGAATTGCCGATTACTGGCGAGCCTTAGCCGATATTCTGTCTAAGGCAGCAGCGGAAGAAGAATTTCCTCAAGGGTGGACAAGCCATACCTTCATAGAGGACAAAGGGTTGGTATTTGTTCTTTATTCGCCAGATAAAAGAAAGTTCGCCAGAGCGTTTAAACCAAGCCACATACCAGAATTTGACTTTAAGGCTATTGAACAGTTTATGGAAAGTGGTTGGATAGCGGTAAATAACTGGAAAAAAGAACAAGAAGTGAAAACTTTTATTGATGAACGAAAATCTTAGATTGGCTATAGCCCAAATCGAACAGGAAAAGGCCCTGCAAGACTCCCTTCTTAAGGAGAAGGCCGCTAAAGACTTGTTCATTTTCAATAAATACATTCTCAAGGCTGAAGATGGTGATGGGAAAGTTCCCCTGTCGTCTTTCCACAAGGATCTTTGCCACTTTGTTACTGACAATATATCCAAGAAAAAACTAATTCTGGTTCCCAGAGGCCATTTAAAAAGTACTTTACTCACTGTCGGTTACTCTCTTTACAGAATCGCTAACAATCCTGCTGTCCGTATTCTAATCCAGAACGCCACTTACCAAACCGCCGCCGACTTCGTCAGGGCTATTAAACGGCACCTGGCAGAAAACGAGGACTTTAAGAGAATTTTTGGGGATTTGGCTAAGGATCCCGAAGAATGGAGTGAGAACCGAGTTACTTTAAGACAATCAAAAACAGGTCAAAAAGGTAAGGAGCCAACGGTTACGGGTTGGGGCGTAGAAACTACAAAAACAGGTCAGCATTACGATTTAATTATCCATGACGATTTAGTGGAGAGGGAAAATATTGGAACCCGTGACCAGATTGATAAAGTTATTCTTCGTTATAAAGACTCGCTTGACCTTCTTGACCCAGGAGGGCAAATGATTGTTGTGGGTACAAAGTGGACTGACGGTGATTTATATTCTTGGATAATGGACAAAGACAATCACGTAATTAGTAGCTACGACGTGATGTTAAAACGGGCGTTTGAATGGGAGGGGCCGATAGAAACCGCTTTAAGTACTGGTGAGGGGCTGAAAAGTTTTCTTTGGCCTGAGAAATTCGATCAGAAAGAACTTCTAACCAGGTATAGAGAGAAGGGGCCCTACGAATTTAGCACCCAGTATCTTAATGAGGCCGTGCCCTCCGAGGATGCTACTTTCAAAAAAGAATGGTTTCACTATTACGAGCCAGCTGACGTTCCAGGCAAGCTATTTCATACCTACATAACTGTCGATCCCGCCATTTCAATGGAAAAACAAGCTGATTATACGGCTATTGTAGTTACATCAATCGACCAATATGGTAATATATTCTTAAGAGAAGTGGTCAGGGCCAAGTATAAACCGACAGAAATTATTAACGAGTTGTTTAAACTAACAGAGCGTTGGCACCCCAATCGAATTGGAATCGAAGACGTGGCTTACCAAAAGGCTTTGGCTTATTCAATAAGAGAGGAAGCGGTTAGGAGAGGGCGTTACCTGCCGATACAAGAAGTTAGGCCAGGTGGGCGAAGCAAAGATCAGCGTATCCAGGCTTTCCAACCCCTTTATGCGGCGGGGAAGGTTTTCCACTGGAAACAGATGCCGAACAACCAATATTTGGAGGATGAGCTTCTGCGATTTCCCAGGGGACAACACGACGATGTTATAGACGCCCTTTCCTATTCGCTGGCTCTTTTAGCTAGGCCAAGAGAGAAAAAGGAGTATTTCGCTGGCCGCTACTTATATTAACTAAATGGCAATAGATAAAAAACCAAAAATTCGTTCGGAATATAAACCAACCGATAAAGAAGCGGAGGCTTTGGAACGGGTTTATACCCGCTACCAAAACATGAAAGATTCTTCCGATAGAATCGAGGCGGAGAGAAAGTGGGATAAAGCCGCTAAGCAATGGGAGGCCCAAAGGAAAGAACGGGAAAAGGGTAATGATTGGCAGAGTAATCACTATGTTCCCCTGACCACTGCTGTTGTAGAAACAGCATTAGCGGAAATTATTGACCAGACCCCCCAGCCTCTAATTTTACCTAGAAGTAGCGAAGACCAGCATAAGGCTACCGTAATGAGCCATATATTCAAATACACTTGGGATGTTGCCGACGGCGACAGCGAACTCTATAACGTGGAAAAAGACGCCCTTATTTACGGAACTGGTATTGCCCAGGAATACTACCTCAAAGACAGGCGGTTGGTTAGGCACCTGCAGTTAAATAAGAAAGGTAAAGAGGAGTTTGTTGAGGAAGAAGTCTTCGATTATGACGACTGTTATATGGAAACAGTCAAGTTAAATGATTTTTACATTGACGAGAAAGCCAGAGGCTTTGATGGCCCTTACGCAGCAAGAGATTGTATCCGTCGCTACATAATGAATATTGACGATTTCAATATTTTCTTTAACGGAGATGTTTGGAATCCGCTAGATAATGCAAAATATGTAAAGCCAGGTGGTGATACCGAGTATTACGAGTTTTACAAACCACCGCAAGGAATAGATCACAGCAAAGAGGTCGAGGTGCTTTGGTACTGGGCCAAAAAACCAGACGACACCTTGATGATCGTGGCCAATGATGTGGTGATAAGAAATGGCCCTAATATTTACCGTCACAAACAGCTCCCATTTGCAAGGGTAGTTGACGTAAAAAGACCTCACAGTTTTTATGGCAAGGGGGAGGCCGAAATACTTGAATCAACCCAAGACGAAATCAACACTCTTAGAAGAATGGTAATTGACCGAAACCACCTTGATATAGACAAGATGTTTTTGGTCAGCAATAACCTTGGTTTGAACGATGAAGATTTAATTGCCAGGCCTCACGGGATGATCCCTAGCGATAATCCTAATGACGCCGTACCGATAGAATACGGTGATATACCCAGAAGCGTAGAAATGAGTATAAAACTTCTTGGCGACGACGCCACCATTTCAACTGGGATCGACCCAAGAAGCGCTTCTCTACCAACGCCAGGAACCGCCACTGAAGCGGCTATTTTAAAGGAAAGCGCTCTTAAAAGAATAAGACTGAAGATGAGGCTGTTGGAGAGAGAATTTTTGGTCAGGATAGCGAGGCTAAGAGTAGCCAATATAATTCAGTTTTATTCCCAGCCAAGGCTGGAGAAAATAGTTGGCCAAAAAGGTACTCAAGAATTTAAGGCCGAAGTTGCCAAGTTAGCCCAGCAGGGAATGGTGGAGGTTATTGAAGGGGAACCTTTCAAAAAAGAATTTAAGGAAATACGACTAGAAAACAAAGAACTCCAGTTTGACGAGGTCGGAAATCCGATTGAAAGACCGATAAACGGTAACAGCTTTTTCCGATTAAAACCAGAGTACTTTATTCCAGTAGCTAGGGGTGGTTATGATATAAAATTTGCAGCGGGAAGCAGCCTACCAATTTCCAAGCCCCTTATGCAAAGTAAAGTTACGGAGATGCAGGACAGGTTAATCCAGTT